ATGTGGCGGAACGAAGGCTGGGTACTTTACGCGCGCTGGCTTTCCCGGCGCTGGATCGGCGATTCCGCTCCAGACGCTCGATACGTCCAGCACGGCTGGAAAGACCTTCTGCTATTTGCAAGAGGGTGCTCAGTCCGGCGGTGTCGAATTGCTCGTTCCTCCGGGAACGGCTGGCGGTGCGCTGCAATCCAAAGTTGATGGCGTGACGTACTACCTCGCCGCAACCAACACGAGCGCTGTCTTGACAACGACTTTGGCGAATGGCACGAATCTTGGGGAACGCAAGGGCTTTGTAATTGACGGAACTCAAACGACCTATGGAGTGACCGTGACGGTTACGTCAGGTTACAAGCGCGTTGGAACGGCCTTGACTTCCTGCACCGGTAGCACAGCCGGACGAGTTGCCACGTTTGAATGGGGTGGCGACGCGTGGAACACGATGGGCAATAACTTCGATACCATTACCTAAGATTAAGCTGACATGGGCCGTCCCGACCACTTCTCTCTTCAGGCCGGGACGGCCTGGGTGTCATAGGTGACGCATGGCTGAAAGTGGACTGAGTATCGGATTGCCTGATCTCCAAAGTGCCGTAGGGTACTATTTGGGCTATGGTTCTACCGTTGCGAACTTCACGGCCTCGCAGCTTCTGGAAGTGACGAATCTTGTGCAATCGGGGGTTCGGCGAGTTTATTACCCGCCCGCCGCGACGGCGCAGACAGTGGGTTATGAGTGGTCGTGGCTTCGGCCATCGGAGACGCTTCAGCTTACCGCAGGGCAATGGGAATATCCGCTGCCAGATAACTTTGGGCGATTGATCGGAACGCTGCATTATCCGGCGTCAACTTACGTCCCGCCGATTTCCATCGTGTCGGAGAGTAAGCTGTTGGATATGCGCGCGCATTCCGACTTAGTGGAATCTCCGCGCTACGCTGCAACACGCTACTTGGTATCTACGGGAGCGATCGGGTCTCGACAAGAAATCTTATTCTTCCCGACGCCCGGACGCTCGCCGCTGCTGTCCTACGATTATGAGGCATATTGTGGATCGCTCACGGATGCCTTGCCGTATCCGCTTGGCGGAATGCAGGTGGCCGAGGTTTATATCGAGTCATGTCTGGCGCTTGCGGAATCTCGGATTAACGACGAGTTAGGGATTCATGCAGCGCAATTCCAGACATTGTTAATTGATGCAATATCACGTGACCGAAAGCGTGGGGCGCAGAACCACGGACGAATGGGGCACAATGAAAACGAATGGTTCGATCGAGACTGGGGCGTTCCTCCATTCCCGATTTACTACAACGGAGAAATCATTACCTAATCATGGCCGATAAAGACGCTCAGAAAAAAGAACGAAAGCGCGTGGATGAATACTACGCGAAGAAATCAAAAGAACGCGGGCCAGCCAAAAAGAAATCAGATGGCCGCAACTTAGTAACGAAAGCCGTAAGTACGGTGTGGCCTGGCTATGGCCGCTTGGTTGATGCTCTAAGTGACAAATAACTAACAAGGACACAAACATGATTGAAAGAATTGCAAAAGTTCTCCGTATGCAAAAGCCCGCCATTGAACCTGATGGGCTTCTGTTTGCGAGTGGCACTGATGTACCGAGTGGCGTTTACGGTTATCAGACAGGCTGCATTTTCCAGAAAATCGACGGCGGGGTAGGAACCGCGCTCTACGTTAATGAAGGTGACGTAGATAGCTGTTCTTTCAATGCTCTGGAATCAGGAGCAATCGACGAACTCCAAAGCATGGCGGACGTTCATAACGTTACCTATGGTTCTGGAAAGATTATTGTTGCTGATGGCTCTCAGTATAACGAAGTTGCTGTCAGCGGAAAAGCTACTTTAGCATCTAGTGGTGCTGTCGATATTCCTTTGTTGGATGCTACTGCTGGAACCGCTTCGGTCAGCAAGGCTGTTATCTCGGGTGCTGATAAAGGTATCACTGGATTGGGTCCAACGCAGATTACTTCTGCACCTTTGGATTATACGACCCCATCATTTGTGGTTGGCGGATATTCTACGCCGCTCGTTGAAACTTCGACGGATGATAACATCGCCGCAAGTATTCACTTGACGACTGCGACTAACAAAGCAAATCCCGATCAATCGACGATGGCTCTGTTTGTCGGTTGTGGTAACACTGCCGCCACGACAAACAATCACATGCAAGGTATTCTTGCGAGTACGACTCTTGGTGGTAATTGCTTTGATGCTTATGCAGTGCAGGGCCACATAACCATCAATACTGAAATGTCTACCCAGAATGCGAATGCGCACATTACTGGGTTGTCTGGTAAGGCTCTCTTGACTGCAAACAATGATGTTGGTTGGGTTACTGGTGTTCTTGCTAGCGTAGACGGCACTGGCACAACTGGTGGTCTCTGTCACGTCGTTGCGGCCCAGGTGGAATCAACCACAACGTCGGGTCAGGTTGATGCAGTGTATTACGCCGGCGCGAATCAAACGGTTGCGACCGTGTTGACAGTTTCTGGAACGTCGAACCTTGCTAGCTTACTCACGACCGATTCAGCTACGGCTGGATTCGTTCACGCAAAAGATTTGGTGCCGACTGCTGCGCCTGATGCAACCAAGATGGGTGCATCGGCTTGCTTAGCCGTGAATATCAATGGTACGCCGTATTACATTCCGTTGTATGCAACGCTTCACGTATAGGAGTGATTCATGGCTGATTCAAAAGGCACTTGGTCGGCAACAGGGACAAGCTCCCTGTTGGTTCCGGCGAATTATTACCGAGCGAAGCTTGTAATTCAGATGACAAGCTCTGATTCCTGTTGGATCGCATTCAACGAAGCCGCTGTCTCCACAGAAGGTTATGCGATGATTGGCGCTGGTGGAACGGTTATCTTAAACGGACCAGAAGCGCAATGCGCCATTTATGGTATCTGTGCTAATGGGAAAACAGCGACTGGCGGATATCAGGAAAATATCGGTATCTCAAATTAGGCCAGTGAGGATGGTGGCCTATGCCGAGAAAACAAACAGGAAATCAAACTCCGATTGGGATTCAATTCCCAACCGGCGGTTTGAATCGCAAGGGCGCGTATCGTCAGCAGCCTCCGTATACTTGCGTGGATGCTCTGAATGTACGCGCCGTCTCGACGATTGAAGAGCGCGAGCGCGGTGGCTCTCGCCCGGGCTTAATGCTCTCTCATATCGACCCTCTAGGGGATGCCGTTAGGATGCTCTATCCGATGACCCTCGCCCTCGGCGACGGGTTTACGGCTTATACCGACACCTTCGACGGAACTTCGCTTTCGACAGACTGGTCGCAAGCTTCTTGGGCGGACTTCTCGCCGGAGATTCTCCCGGACATTGCGGGCGCGGCCATCGACACCACGGTCTCTCAGGCTGCTGTTACGCTCGCGCCGCTGGAAGTGAATACGGATGATGCTTACACCGTGGAAATGTTATTGGTTCCTTGGGGCGGAACTTGGTGCGGCACCTACACGTTGTATCTTCGACTCGATGACGAATCTCCCAACATTTCAGTCAATGGCGTCCAGATTGACTTAACGATGACAGACAACATCGGGACGTATACTGGCAACTTAACGTCAGTGATAAGCGGGGTATCTTCTGTATATCCTCTGACGCCCGGCGTCGTGGGTTCGGCTCAGCCTGCGTGGTTTTCCGCAACCGTCTCGGAAAATACTGTCACTGTATACTGGAATGGTACACAGGTTCTAACCCATTCGGTGGATACCCAAACCGGCCTAGCCCCAGGTTTTGGACTCGACTGCACCGTGGATGGGGGCGTTTGCCTTGCGAATATTTTCCGAGTGCAATACTACTCTACAGGGGCAGTAAGCCAAATCCGTTCCATGTTGGTTGCGTCTGCGGGCGGAGACCTCTTTTACGAGTCTACGTATGGCCGTATGACGGAGGTTTCGACAGACCTCACATTATCCGACGACAAGCCAATCTACGCCGCGCAGGAAGGCCAGATGCTTTATATCGCGGATTACGGCGACGTGGCGGCGGACGGCACGGACGGAATGGTCAATGGCACCCTCCTAACGGCTACGGGCATATCCGACTGGACTACGATTAGCATTCTGCCCGACGACATGGTATGCGTAATCTCCGACGTTCAAGGCACCGCCGTCGCAGGCACTTACGCAATTGCCTCCGTTGCTTCGGGCGGTATGACACTCGAAACTGCTGCCGGGTCGGGCGCTTGCTCGTATCACATTGAGCGCGCCCCTAAGATTTACGACCCATCCGCGAACACGCTGGCGCTTATGCTGGCTACTGTGGAACAAGCCCCCACAGGCTGTCCGCTGACGTGTTTGTTCTTAGACCGTCTAGTATTAGCTGGGGCCGCTGGCGCTCCTCATGTGTGGTATATGTCGCGTGTTGGAAACATGCTCGATTGGGATTACGCAGCGACGGACACCGCTCGGGCTGTGGCTGGAACCGATAGCCAAGCCGGTCTGCCGGGTGATCCAATAACCGCTTTGATCCCCCACAGCGACGACTACCTGGTGATTTCGTGTCTGACATCTTTGTGGAAGATGACCGGCGACCCGGCTAACGGAGGCACCCTAGTTAATTTAAGCCGCGCCGTCGGATGTGTCGGCCCGAAGGCGTGGTGCACCCTACCGGACGGCTCGATGTTGTTCCTCTCATTGGACGGCCTCTATATCTTAGATTCCGCAGGTGATGCTTATCCTGTGTCAGTGTCACGCGAAACAATGCCGAAAGAGTTTGCTAATCTTGAACCGGCGAATCAAACGATTACAATGGAGTATGATATTGTTGATGCCGGGGTTCATGTGTTCATTACACCACAGGCGTCTAGTGGGAGTTATCACTGGTGGCTGGATACGGGACTGGATACCAGCAAGTCATATGGCGTGTTATCAACGGTGAGCCGAAGAACGCTATGGCCATTTACCTTGCTCGCGGATCACGAGCCGACAGCGACTTGCACGTTGCAAGCAACGGACATTGCCGACTCGGGTGTTGTGCTTGGCGGTCGAGACGGATATTGCCGAAAGTTCGCAGACATTGCATCAACGGATTGCGGCACGGCATTTACTAATTATGTGTTGATTGGACCCATAGCACTTGGTCTGGATTCGCAAACGGGTACCGTTTTGAATATGGATGCAACGCTGGCTGCAACAAGCGGCAACGTCGATTGGGCGCTGAAGCCGGCTCTTACTTTTGAAGAGGCTGTATCCGCCGCCGCGTCCGATATGGGAACTTGGACGGCGGGATTAAATGCAACCAACCATCCGGCGTGCCGTGGTCAGGCTTTTACTTTAAGACTGGCTGGAACGGGACAAGCGTGGGCGCTTGAAAACATTACAGCTACATTAAAGAAGGGTGGCAAGAGAAGGTTACCCTAATGGCACGAACACCTAATACCTATAACGCTGAAGAAGTTCGACGCGCTTTCCAGCATTTGAATGGAACGACCGACGCGCAGGATTCGGCCATTACCGAGTTGAATCTAGAAATGGAAGATGCTGACACTCGTATTACGGCACTTGAATCAACTGTGGGTACTGGGTACTCAGCGGAAGTTGATAGCGATGTGGTTGCAGGACAGCCAATTTACATGAAGGGTAATGGACACGTTGATTTGGCATATGCTACGCAGATGCCAAATGCCCGAGTCGTTGGACTCACGACAGCCGCCGCCGATTCTGGGTTTGCTGTCAATTACACAACGGACACTAAGGTTACTCTGTCCGATTGGACGAATGTCATTGAGTCGCAGTATTTAACTCCGGGGACCGTATATTATCTTAGTACGATTTCTGGCGGTGTTACTCCGTCCTATAGTAACGAGGGTGGTACTGGGGATCGGCGTGCGATTATTACTGTTACGTCAGATATGAGCGGATTTGGCGGAGACCCCGAAGTCCTTGTTGAGGGCGACAGTGCCGGGCCGTGGTCCCTTCAATACGACATCATCGGGCATTACATTCGGTTTCAGTTATGGACTCCGAAGTTGATTACCGAAGCAACGTGGATTCAAAGCGGCCACGGCGGTCCCCAAGGGACCTGGCAGTGGCAAGGTTCCGACGACGGAACCAACTGGACAAATATCGGAGCACAGTTTATACTCGGTGAGGAAAACACGCAAATAATTACGGAGCTATCCGTTAATGCAGATGCGTGGCTGTACTATCAATTGATTGGCATTAGTGGATACGGTGACATTGGAACTCTCGTGTATCAAATGCAATTCAAGATAGGCGATCCCGTAACAGGATATGGACAGCTTACGCAGAACGCTCCAACAACCATAGGACAGTATGTTGTTGTCGTCGGAACGGCAGTTTCTTCAACGACTTTGGATGTAGAAATCTTGACCCCTATTCTTCTATAAAGGCTTTATTATGGCTTCACGACTTCCATTAGTAATCGCCAACGGCGTGATCGAGCAACTGCAATCTGGAGATACTCTGAATGTCTCTTCTTCTTTTGCTGTGACGCAGACTAATGGCGAAGGCTCTGTCTCGCTTGTTATTGGAATGGCTTGCTATTCGTCTGCTGCTGATACAGTTAAACGCGCACAAGCAAACGCTTCTGCCACCGATAATGTTGTTGGTCTGTGGGCAACCTCTTCGACGAGCCACGGTAGCACAGGATCATTGCAATGGGGTGGCATTCTTACTGCAACGACCGGTCAGTGGGATGCTGTGGTTACGGGAGAGTCTGGTGGTCTTACTGCTGGGTCGACGTATTATCTCGATCCAGCAACACCGGGCTATATGACAGCTGCTGCGCCAACAACAGCCGGGCAATATATCGTGCCACTTGGAGTAGCGCTTAGTACAACTGAGTTTGAAATTAACATTAGCCCAAGCATTTTGCTATAAGGATTTTCTATTATGGCTTTACGTTCTCCTCTTGTGGTTGTGAATGGTCAGGTTGAGCAATTGCAAAGCGGTGATACGCTCAATGCTTCTTGTTCGCAGCCAGCGGCAGTAACCCAAACAAATGGCGAAGGGTCGGCGACCCTGACTATTGGGATGCCAGTTTATAATTCATCTGCCGATACAGTCAAGCGCGCAGAGGCTAACGCATCGAGCACAGTGTATGTTCTTGGACTCGTTCAGGCAACATCAATTACCAACGGCAGCACTGGTGCAATTCAAACGGACGGCGTTCTGTCGGCGACGACCGGGCAATGGGGTGCAATCATTACGGGAACTCCGGCGGGATTAACGACCGGATCAACTTATTATGTTGACCCTGCGACGCCGGGTTTTATAACTCCGACTGCGCCAACGACCGTTGGCCAATATGTTGTTCCGGTAGGACTGGCTTTAAGCACGACGGAAATGCACATCAACGTTGGAACGGTTGTTTTGTTGTAGGTGACGCATGACAGCGAGAGCGCCCTTAGTAGCGAATGCAGGTCAAGTGGAGCAACTCCAGAGCGGAGATACTCTATCTGGATATCTTGGTGTTATTAGTACAAACACCACATACTATATTGCTACGGCTGCGAATGGCGGCAGCAATTCAAACTCTGGATCGAGTGGTTCGCCGTGGCTGACATTAGATCACGCAATTTCTTATCTACAGGGCTATTGGATTGCCCCATCGGCTACAGTGACGATCACCATTGGTAATGGAACTTATTCGTTATCGGGGACAGTTGCTATATCACATCCATGTGCATCTCGCATTGTGATTACGGGAACTAATACTTATACGACGACAACATCTTCAGTGTCTTCCTCTGGAGGATCAAGCCCTAATTGGACTTACGTTCTGAATGTTGGTTCGAGTGCTAATGTGGCCACTAATGATTATGTGATTATTTATGGAGCTTCTGGTGGTGGCGTAGACGGAATTGGTCTACAGGGCTGTTGGAAAGTCACCAGTGTTTCAACGGGAAAGATAGGTATCACCACCTCCGGTGTGCATATGACTACAGTAGCTTCTGGTGCTGTAGTGGCCAATGTCATCGTGTTCAAAACCATACTATCTTATGCTGGTCATATTATCTCAGTGACAGACGGCACTGCACTTGGGATCATAGAAAATCTTGCATTAGCTGGCACTACAGCGGGCGATGGACTTTATTGTACAAACGGTTCTTATATAGGCACTGCAATTTTAGGATGCTCTGGATGCAGTAATGGATTCTACGCCAATCAGTCTGTCATTAACTCAGGAACGAATGTAACTGCTTGTAGTAGCAGCGTAGCGGCTGGATATAATTGCCAAAACTTTGGGTTTATCTATGCAAATAATGCGCAATCCAGTGGAAATGGAACGCAGGGTTTTAATAGTCAATTTGGAGCTTCAATGCAAGTTGCGTCTTCGTATTCAATCGGTAATACGAACGATGGCTATTTTGCTTCTGATTCAGGATCAATATATGCAGGTAGTGCAAACTCCTGGTTCAATGGAGGAAATGGCTTTTGGGCGTTTAGTAATGGATTCATTGATTGTGGATCAGGTGCTTCTTGGTTTAACACTTCTACTGGAGTGTTTGCGCAAGTAGGTTCTACGATTATGGCTAATAGCGTTACGACTGAGGGTAATACGGGGTTCGGACTGGAGGCATATACGTTCTCATATGTTTCATCCTATTTGGCAACGAGCACTG